GTCCAGCGCGCGGCCGTCGAGCTCCACGCGCTTGCCGAAGTCGGCGATCGCGCCGGAGGCCTTGCGCAGGCCTTCGTTGAGCTCGACGCTGTCAAAGCCTAGCGAGATAACAAGTTTGTCGATAGCGTTAGCCATTTTCTTTCTCTAGCCTCTGGGCGGCGAGCCACGAGTGGTAATTGCGGACTTCCAAGACCTCCAGAAGCTCATAGGCCTCCTCGAGCGTCAGCCGCTCCTTAAGATCCACCATGCTCGCGAGGTCCGCGGCGATGAGCGCGCCGCAGACCCGCGGGACATTGGCAAAGCCCGCAACGCCAGTTACTTTTAGGCAGGCGTTTCGGTACTTTGCGGCATAAGGGAGCTCAAGGCGTCTCCATCGAAGAAAAAACCGAAGTTGGCCTTCAGGGATTCAACACGGAGTTTCGTGAGCGTGAGCGGGCTCTCGATCGCCGAGCACGCCTCAGCCGACGTCAGCCGACGAAGGGCGTTGCCCTGCACAAGGGTGCAGCAGGAGAGCAGGTCGTCGAGGAGCGGCTTTGCACTCTCATAGGGCACGCTCAGGATCGAGCGCAGAAGCGTCTGCGGATCGCCGCTGAAAACCTGCTGGATGTCGTCCACACCGCGCCCAAGTGCGAAAGCCGCGCGGTAGAGCCACTGCTCCGCCTGATACGCGCTCATCTTCGTGATGGTGAAGCGCTTTTCGGTCGCGCCGTCTTGGATCTTGATCTCGTCCATCTCAGCTCCTTACTGCACGCGCTCGAAGTCGAAGCCCCACTGCGTGGGCTGCATGGTGCGCTGGGCGGCGCTGATCGGAGGCGCGCTCTTGAGCACGCCCTTGACGAAGGTTCGCGTGACGCCGAGCGACGGGATGAAGCACGTCAGCGTGCATTCGTACGGCGTGTTGTTCGCTTCCATGCAGTCGCGCAGGTACTCGAGACTAGCGACCGAAGGCGAAGCCGCCTCGAGCACGATCGAGACGCTCGAGATGTTCTTGATGACGCCCGCGACCATGCGGCCGTCCACCGAGCGGCGGGTTTCCGTCATCTCGATCGCGTCGCTCGAGAGGATGCCGTCTGCGCTGAAGTGCTGAAGCTCGATGCCGCTCGGGAAGAGCTGATCGACCGTCAAGACGAGCTGCGCATTCGCAGAGGTCACGTCGAAGTTTGAAGTTGCCATTTTTCACTCTCAAAAGATAGACCTCGACCGAATCCGGGGCCTATGAATTTTCACCGATTTCGCGACATTAGATCACGGTGGTCGCGGCGCACTGCAGACTCTGGACAGCGCCTGCGTACGCATACAGGATCGTCACATTCGGCGCCTCGCGATTCGCGCGACCGGCCGCGTCCGGGAGGTCCACGCCGATCCAGTAGCCCTTCGAAACGATGGCCTGAATAGCGTCCTGCCCGTCGTCACCGAGCTCCTGCATGATCTGCGCCTGCTGAGACTCATTGAGCTCGAGCCCCGCATCGATGACGCCGCTGTCAAGGCACCGATTGATCGGATCCTGGCACCACGCACGGATCAGCGCCTCGCCGCGGGCGTTGTACGGGACGCGATTGATGCTCTTGAAGCCGCTCATGCAGCTCGTCTGGATTGCAGAACGCAGAAAAATGCTTCCGTATAGCACGTCAACAAAGCCGTAATAGTCGCTCGAGAGCGTGCCGCGGTTGAAGAACTGGAAATTATCGTTCCGCGTCGCGTACTTGCCGACGAAGTTGATGCGGTTCGCTTCGAGGGCGTCGGCGGAGGCTTCGTCCAAGACGTTCGGCGCGATTCCGGAGGCGTACTTGGCGAACCACGTCTTCATGCCCTGAGTTCTGGTCCACGCGATGGAGGCGCCGCAGGCCATCGCCATAGCGGCGAGGCGCCAGTCGGGGGAGTAGAGCGGAGCGACCACGTCATACTTGTCCACGATCTGCGCGAGCGGGCTCGAGGACGCCGTTAGGGCGTTCGTGAGCTTTTCGTCGCTCGACCAGGGGAAGTAGACGAAGTCGTCATAGACGTCCGCCCACGCGGCGAGGGCCTCGATCTCTTCGAGATCCCCCTGCCAGAGCGTCGTGAAGCCGACCCAGTTCCGCGTGACTTCGCAGACCGCGTCGAGATTCGCCTTTTCGTTCATGGCGGCGGCGCCCTGAGAGAGCACCGCTCCGCCAGCCTGCGTGAGGCCAAGCATCGCGCTGAGATCCGTGCCGCTGTCGCCCGCGGAGGCGTAGCCGATCGTCGAGTCCGCACCCGTCGTCGAAGACGTGAAGGTAAAGGAGTTCGTGTTGCTATCGTAGGATCCGGTCACGCCCGTAATGGCCGTCGCGACCGTCTGCGCGACAGCGGAAAGCGAGGTGGCTCCGGAGAGGTCAACGGCCGCCGCCGTCTTCTCGACGCCGTCAACCGTGATCTTGAGCGCGCCGTCAGTGACGGCCTTGAGCTTTGCGAGCGTGACGCCCAGCTTGCCACCGCGGATCCACGCCGCAACCGCTTCGTCGACGCGGCGGGCGATGACGAGGCTCTTCGGCGTCGACTGCTGATTCTGCACGCCGGTGAAATACTGCTGAGCGAACTTCGTCTCCTCAGCTTCGGGGCCGAAGAGCGCGGAGACCGCAGAAGCCGAAGAGAAGGCCATGGCGAGCTGGTCGGCCGGAAGGAGCGCGCTCTTCGTGAAGAGCAAGCCGTTCGTTTCCAGATCTTTGGCGCCGCCGCTGATGACGCGCGGACTCACCTGGACGATCCGCGAAGCAGGAAGTGACATGATTCCTCCAATGATGGCCGCGCATGGCGGTCCGTAAAAAAGTTAGTTTTGCGGGAAACGGACGTCGACGTTCTGCACGCCGACGGTGACCGCGCTGATGCTATCCACGTCGAGCCGGACCTTGTGCGTGTAGGTCAAGTGCAGTGACGTCGTCCAGCGCTGGACAAACTGATCCTCGTCGACAACAGTCGTTGTATTCCTCACGTCGTCCGCATAGAGCGACGAAATGCCGTACTTCCGGAAGAAGTCGCACGCTGGCGTGGACCTCGCCACCGTCGCCACACACTCCGCCCTCATGCGGGCCGTCTCCACTGCATCGCTGTAGGCGTCGACCTGCATCACCATCTCGACCAGGCGGGAGATCACGACGCGCATCGCCTGCGCCTCCTCATCCCACTCGTATGACTCGACGGGCGTGCCGATCTCTCGATGACTCACGACTGAGTTGATTACGTACTCTCGGTCGGGCGGCAGAGTAATGTTATTCTGATTACCCGCTAGCACATGGCTAGCTTCGATCGGCGGCTGCATGACGAGGATCTCAAAGTCGCGGACCGCTTTGTAGACGGACGCATACGAGAGAAGCTCCGCAGTCGTCGGCGGGCTTTGCATCATCATGCCCATTCAATCCCCTTTGGCGGCTGGACCTGTAGCGTCGCGCGGACGCACAACCAGTTCACACCCGCGAAGTTGTCAATGACCGCGTCGACAGCCCAGACCGTCCCGTCCTTGCGGATGATGTAGTCACCCGCGCGAGATAGCGGCCGGAAGATGCCGGCCGGCTGATCGGCGAAGGCCTTCGGAGTGAAGAGGTAGAACCTCCTAACAATCGAGTTCGCGCCCGCCTTGTCCGCGTGGAAGAGCGCGGCGTCTCCCTCGCTCTGCACCTGAGCCATAACCCCCGTGATGCGGGAGAACAGCGGCCTGGCAAAGCCTTGCTCGTCCGGGACGGACCCTTCGGAGTGCATGATCTGCACCTCCTCATCCGGGTGCGCGGCGTTGATCGCGCCCCGTACGATGCGATGAAGATTCAGTCCCATGCCGGAAACCTCTTTACTCAAGTGATCTTTTGATGTAAGTTGTTCTCAACAAAGATAGCCGGATGGTGTTGAGCCTCCGTTGATGGCCCCGCAAGGCCCCTGCTTCGGGAGCAGGGACGTCGCTGCGGGGCTTCTTTGTATCTACGAGACCCGAACTTCAAGAAGCTCATAGAAGGGGCTCGCGTCTTCAACGACGTCAGCTCTCGGATTTGCTTCGGCCCCATGACTATGCGCTCGCAGTCGTCCGGCATTCCTTTCGGATGCCGCTGTGCCTCCACCTTGTCCCTGACGTAGGTCTCGACATACTGTCGGACCCTCTTGGTGAACCCTTCGCCTTTTTGCTCTTCCGATGCGGAGAAGAACTCGAAGGACGGGATCTTGTCCGGCCCGACGCTAGCCCCCGCGCCTCCGACAACCTCGCCATCCTTGATCGCGATGACGTTTCCGTTGTCTGCCGTTCGGTATTTCAGGTCCTCGTCTTCACTAACGAAGCGGAGCCCCACTGAAAATCGGGCCCCGGCGACAAACGCGACGCCGCACCGGAAGGCCATTCCTAGAGATCCTGCGTCTGAACTCATTTCACTTCATACCCGATAGAGTTGAGGAGCTTGCCCGTCAAGACGAGCGGTTTCGCTGTCGAAAGGTTCCCGCCGCCCTTGCTCTTACGGCCCTTGGATTCCGCCCTCTGCCGGTAGAGCTCCAGCGTGAGCGACGAGCGCTCTGGGAACTTTTCTTTGCTAGTCCCGCCGCTCGTGATCGTCATGCGGACGTCATCTGCGGCCTGCCTGCCGAGAATGGCGAGCGCCTTTTCCTTGTCCAGCGTCTTGTGCAGAGCCTTCTTCGCCGTCTCGCGCCACTTCGGCGCCTCGGCGGCCATCGTGCCTCGCAGGAAAGGCCTGGGAGGATTGACGAGCGCCATGCCCGGCTTGATGGCGGCCGCCTGAAAGTTGGGCTTCCCGTCTTCTCGACGGGGGACGGGCTTGCCGATCGCATTGCTCAGAAAAAGCGACTGCTTCCCCGTCACGCGCTGCACCCAGCCGTACTCGACGTACGTTGCATATGGTGCGATGCTGGCGTCGGCGACGCCCACCTCGACGTGGCTCACGCCAGGGTTGACGAGCCCCGCATAGCGCTTGCCCAAGCGCGCCGTGAGCCCCGCGGCATTCAGCTTCATGCCCATGTCAGCCCCAGGGGTGGTAGTGCGAGGAGAAGTAAAGACGGCCGCCTCGGCGGTACTTCATCGTCATCATCCAATAGGTCGCACCGCAGGGAGTCTGCGTCCACCACTGCGCCGTCTGCGAGTCGCTCTTGATTAGGTCGAAGCTCGTCGAGACGGAGCCTTCGGATGCGCTTGCGACGCGGCCCGGCTGATCGCCCCGGGTCGCGAGCGTGGCGAAGTGGCAGAGCGCGTAGTAGAGCAAGACCTTGCGCTCGAGCACTGGCGGCGTCGCGTCCGGGGCGTACGGCGCGAAGCTCGTCGCGTCCGTGTTTCCGAGGAGCGCGCACACCTGCTGCCAAAGCACGTCAAGCACGGCATCGGAAATGGCCTCTTCCGTCAACCCCGGGAACCACTTACGAAACTCTTCAATGTCAAGCTCTACGTCCATCTCTAGACCTCGCTTCGCTTCACTTCTTCAACGCCAACGCTCTTCGGATCGACCGGCTCAACGCCAGTCTTCATTTCTGCGATCTCGTCGCGCCGCGCCTTGAAGTCCTTCTCAGACCTCATCTCCCAAAGGAGCGGCGGCATGGCAGTGAAGGCGCGCTCCTTTCCGTGCTTGCGCTTGATGTCTTCCCAGTCCTTGCGCGCGACGGAGACGAGGACGGCATTGCCGCGGCCGAGGAGAATGCCCTTCGTCTTTCCGCGGAGGGCGTGGTTCACGCCCGGAAATTCAACGACCTTCGTGCCGCCGTTCCCATTGTCCACATCGTCGAAGATGATGCCGAGAGGCATGCCGCACGCGATATAGATGACGTCGTCCCCCGAGGCGCCGGAGGCCTTCGCGACTTCCTGTTCTGAGGTATCGGCGACGATGCCAAGCGTATTCGTAGCGGTCTTAGTGGTTTTGCGAGCCATAGTATTCGTTCCCAAAAAAGAGGAGGGAGGCCGAAGCCCCCCCTCCCGAGCAGAGAAAAAGCCGCGGTTAGCAGCCCTTACCTTTCTTTGCTCTAGATCGTCAAATGCCCGTAAGGGTTGCCACAAGGCTCGGCCTACGGATGACGCATCCCCACGTGCCAGCCGAGGCCTTCTGAGTGAAGGACGACTCGTGCGGCACAAGGCGACCGAGCTGATAAGCCATAGAGAAGGCCGCCCATCCGGTCTCGTCGCCGTACAGCTCGCGGACCGTCATATAGAGCATCTCGCCAGCAGCAGTCGACAGCTCGGGGAGCTGCACGATCTCCATGTTCGGGTAGTTCTCGAGCAGCATCGCCTTGGCCGTCTTGCCGAAAGAGTTCGGCTGCGTGAGGTAGCCGATCATCTTATTAGAGATACCGAGGACGATCGGAGCGTCAATGTCGAGATGGCCGCCGTTCTGCGCCGTCAGCTGCTGCCAAAGCTTGTTGACGTCGTTGAAGACGAGCGTTGCCGCGTTGTTCGGATCGGCCGCAACCTTCGTCGCCCAGGTGGAATTCCCATTCACGGAGATCGGAGCGATCGTGGACGGGATATTCGGGTCATTGAGCATGCCGTAGATCTCCATCCCGGCCACGCCGTAGAGCTGGAACTTGTTCTCAGCACGGGCGAGGATCTGGGCGGCGGCATTCTGCTTACGAGCGGGCAGATTGACCTTCGCCTCCGCAAGCTTGGCCGTCTCGAGCTCGCCGTACTTAATCGTCGTCTGGTAGCGGAAGTTCTGGCGGACGGGGAAGTTGTAATTCACGTCCGTCGTCGTCCCGTTGGCGAAGTCGTTGTAAGGCGAGACCTGACCGGCGACCTCTTCAACCGCGAAGTCTGCATAGTCCTGCGTCCACGAGCCAACGAGGGTCTTCGTGAAGAAGCGCGTCGCGTTCGTGACGCCGAAGAGCACCTCGATGATGCGCGGGTCGAGGTACGTATAAAGAGCCGCGGGGGCGCCCACGTTCGGCTGCGTCGAGAGCGCCGCGTCCTGCGCGAGCTGGCGGAGGTCAATGTCCTTAAGGACGATGTGCCCGTCCTTTTCCTCGAAAGGCATAAAGCCGACGGCATGCGGAGCAGAGATGCCGCGCGACTTTGCAAAGTCAAGATCAAAACTCATTTATCTCTCCAAGTTAGGCGGCCTTGTCCACGCCGAAGTTCTGATAGATCACCGTGTCGCCCTCGGCGATCGTCTTGACGCCGCGGGGGAAGACGACCGTCCAGCCGGTGTCATTCGTCGCACCAGCCGTGCCATAGGTGACCTTGCCCGTCGTCGGGTCGCAGAGGACCGACTGGCCCTCCGTAGCCGCGCCCGTCGCGATGGCGTAGAACTGGCCGCGAATGGCGACCGGGGGGCACGTGCCCTTCGGGTAGACCTGCGTTGCGTCGTCGGTAGGCGCCGGGATCGTCGCGATGACGTCGCGCTCCACGAATCCGACCGGCTTCGCACCGGCCTCAGCCTTGGCCGAGAGGACGTTCTGCTCGGTCTGGGAGGTGCCGTTCAGAGCGACGGCGAAAGCGAATCCGCCCGCCGGGACCGTGCCGTCCGAGACGAAGTTGAAGGCCGTGTAGACGGCCTGACGAGGATTGACCTCCTGCCCCGGAATGCCGATGGCCGGATCAGTCTTAACAGCTGCCTGAAAGCCCATGATTAGTACCCCTTCTTGATCTGAGAGAGCTTGGTGACGAGGAGGTTGCTCTTCTGCCTGGACGCGGAGTCCTGAGCGAAAGAGCCCTTGCGAGCGCGACTCTTGCCCGCCATGAACGCGCGGTAAGCGGCGCGGGCGGCCTGCGGGGAGACGCCCTTCGTGTTCACGCCTTCCTGCCGGAGGGCGGCCAGGTAGACGCTCTCGGCGGAGTCGTACGCGTTCGCGCGGACCTTGCCAAGCGTTTTGGCGCACTCGTCCATCGCCGCGAAGCGATTCATGATGCGGCGCTCGATGCGCTTGGCCGAACCCTCGGCGTCGCGCTCTTCGCCTTCGCGCTCGTGCTCGCGGTCGAGCTTCTCAGGCTCGGCCTTCTCCTTCTTTTCGCCGTAGCGGACGCCCTCAGCAAAAGCGCGCTGAAGCTCTTCCGGCTCGGCGTCGTAGCCGCAAGCCTTGAGCCCGTCCTGAACGATCTGCTCACAGTCGTCCGGCTCGGCACCATCGGCCTGTTCGAGCTCGTCGTCGGCGCCTTCTGCCATGTCCTCATCGCCGTCCTGAGCCTCGTCCGGGTTGTAGGCGAGGTCCTTGAGAGCACCGAGGAACGACCTCGCGTCTTCGGGCTTGAGCCCCTTTTCGACCATGTCGTCAAGGATGCGCCTGATGGCGGCGTCCTTGTCCTCATCTTCAGCGACGGGCTCGTCTTCTGCGGGCTTGTCGATCACGTTTCCCTCCTGATCCTGCGTGTGCAGGTCTTCGATCCCCTTCGCTGCTTCGCCGATGGCTCGCGCGAGGGCCACTTCCTTCTTTTCGACGGCCGGATCGCCATCAGTGGCGGGGGTCGTCTTTTCCTTGTCGTCCATAGGACCTACCTCTTTAAGTTGACTATCTTGCACCAACACATCGCGCCCAGCGCGTCCCTGCTCCACTAGCGCGACGTGGTTGGCGGAAATGTCGCGCATAATAAAATCGTACGGATCGCCATCAGGCGTCTTCCCCGAGGTGAAGTCGGGGGTGTAGGAGTACGCGAGGGATAGCTCACGCATTGATCCGTCTAGGATCCGCCGGATGGCGTTCTCCACGGTGATATGCAGAGAGTTGTCCAGATACGGCTCGCGGAAGGCGCCGTCCGTCCCGGTGCTACCGACCCTCGTCTTGAGCTGAGGGTCGTCCGCGTAGTCCGGGTGATGATCGAGCTGGATCGGGATGCCATTCGTGCTCTCGACCGTCTCTGGCTTCGAAAGCTCTTCGGGCGGCGCGTAGCCGTAGTAAACCTTGGTCGGCTCGAGCTTGAGCCTCTGCCACCCGATGATCTCGGACCCGTAGTAGGGCCGAACTTGCGCTTTCGTGAGGTGCGAGACCGCGACGTGAAGGTTGCCGTTATTGTCGTACCGGCGCACGCTTTGCGCGTCTAGGGCAAGTCTTTCATGAATCATTTCAGCAATTCGTCAATATCGAGTCTGAACACGCATCGGCAGAACGGAAGCTCACCGGTCATGACCTTCCTCCCAACCGCGGGGTCGTAAAGTCCCTCGTCGAGATTGAAGCGCTTACCGTCCATCGCTTTGTGCGTCTGGCGCGAGCTGTACATGCCTGGCACATGCACCCAAATGCCGGTTTTGGCGCCGAGGCCCTGCGCATTGGCCCGCTGGAGCCCCTGATTCACCTTTACGGACTGGTCGAGTGCTACACGCTTGGCCCGGGCTTCCGTGAAGCCGTCCGACTGCCGAAGTATCTCTTCGATGTCTCCGATCGTCTTTCCGCCGCTCAGCCCCGCGTCAAGGGCCCCGCGAAGGCGCTCCAGATCGTCGGCTTGCATCTTCGTGATGAGGGCCGTCATGTCGTCGATGAGCTTCGGCATCTCCTGCGCGGCCGCTGGAGAGATGTACCGGTTCTTGACGACCGGAACCGTCCAGCGGTTCTTGATGAGCTCAGGGGAGATGCCCGCACGAATCAGCGCACGGCGCTGGCTCGCGGTAATGCGCTGCGCCGTCGTGCGGACAAACCATTTAGAAACCGCCTTTGCGTCCTCGCCCGTGTGGATCATCCAACGAGCGAGTCGCTCTGCATACGCAGTGTCGGCATGCTTCGAGGCCTTCTCCAGATCGACGGCCTTGAAGTCCTTGACCGTGGGTTTCGCATCCTGCGCGAGGCGGCTTTCTTCGCCCACCAGGCCGGAGGCGATGAGGTCCTCGAAGAGCTCCGCCGCCGCGGCCCGCGTGCGGGCCCGGACGAGCTTTGCGATCTTCTTCTGAAGCGCCGCCCGGAGCCCCGCATTCGGCTCGATGGCCGCGATCGTCTTCGGCTTAGCCACTTACACCCCCTAGCGACTGCAGAAGCTGTCGAGACTCGTCGGGCGGATTCGCCTGCGGCGCCTCTGGCGCTTTGATCGCCGCCGTCGCGCTCTGGAGCGAGTCGAGAAGGCCTTGGAAGTCCTCTGGATCGCCGTCCGGGGGCTCATCAGAGAGAAAGCCCAAGTGCATGACAGGCTCGGTCTTGACGGCCTCTCGCACCTCTTCAGCGCTGATGGCCTGCATCTGAGCGAGCGTCGCCAGCGTGCCAGCCCGAGACTGAGCCGTCATCGCGGCGGCGTTCTCGTCTTCTTTGCTAAGCGGGTTGAAGTCGAAGGAGAGGTCCGCATCGATGGTGCCGAACTCGACGAGCTCGATCGCCTTCAGGCATGTCATGATCGCGTCGCGCCGGAGTTCCTGCTTCGATTTGATGTAGTCGTAGTAGTTGCGGATATCCGACTCGCCGGTCGCGTTGAAGCCGCTCGGGCTGATGCCCAAGAGCTTGACGGCCGGGGTCCGATTGAGCGCCGCGATCATCTCGAGCGACTGCCGGACAACGTCCGTGCATCCGGCGATGGACGTCTGGACGTTCATCACGGCCTCCGCGTCCTTGTCGCAGACGAAGACGGAGGAGTTGTCGCGATACCTTTGCAGGGCCTTCATGCGGATGTCGAAGAGCTGCAGGCCGTTCGGCGAGTTGAAGATGTCGTCCGTGCTCGTCTGAAAGACCAGAAGCGAGACCTTCCTGACGAGGTCCGCCGTGTACACCCTGCATTGGTTCCAGTGCATCACGTAGTCCCAGAGAATTTGCGCCTGCGGGATTCCAAGGAAGTTGTATGCGGGCCGGAGAAGCGTCGGCGGGGGGTTGTCGTAGAGCGGGATCATGCGCGAAGCATGGACGCGCTGGCCGAGCACCCAATACCACTTCGGCCTCATGTAATCGGCCTTAAGCGGATTGGAGGAGTTGTAGTCGCCGGGCGACACGCTGACCGGATCGACCACGACGAAGCGGAGCGTTCCGCCCTTCACCAGCTCGGCCGAGGCGTCATTGATGCGGAGAGGAAGTTCAGTCTTCTCTTCGCCGGTATCGATAAAGATGAAGGCGCCGCCCATGTACCCGGTGATTGTTGCGGCCTCGTGAAAGAGCCCCCGGAGGTGATACTTTTTCTCCTGAAGCTTCTGAAGCTCGTCCACCTTCTCGCCATCGTCGGAGCCGGTGATCTGGATCCACTCGCGCGTGATGTCGTCGGAGACGGTCTGCACGCAGGCGCGGATCATGCCATTTTGAGCGATCTGCTGTAGGGTGCCGTAGCCGATGAACGACGTCGTCGGATACTGTCCGAGCTCATAGCCGTGCTGCTGCAGGGACTTGTAAATCGTCGAGTACAGCCCGGTATCGGCAAGCTCAGCGTCCTGCGCCAGCCGGACCTCTTCGGTCGTGCCGAGCGTAACCGGGAGGGCGAAGCGCTCGCGGACCTTTTCTTCGGTCTCGAAGACCTTGGCAGCTGGCGGAGGGGCGTAGAGCTGAGCGCCGAGCTCTTCCATTAGGGCGGCGCGGCGGGCCTGATCGAGGATGCCGGAGCGCTTATCGGCCCGGGCCTCAGTCTTTGCCTTTTTCTTGGTCTTGGTCTTGGTCATTGCAAGTGCCTGCTTATTCAGTCGTCAAAGCCCCGGGTACTGGTCGCGCCGCGGGGCTTCATTTTGAGCCGCCTAGCGCTGGGCAAGGTAGGCGAGATTTGTCGGGTCGATGTGCAGTCCAGAGTGGCGATTCAGGTCATTCAATGCCTGGCTCATCGCGTCGATGGTGTCATCGTGAGCACCTGACGGAAATGCGAGGAGCTCAGGAATGAAGTCCTGCGCCACCCACGGATAGCGGTCCGGAGGCGGCAGGTAGACGTTCCGGGCCTCCCAGAGCGTCGTTACCGCGTTCGCTCGGGCTTCCTTGCTCTCTTTCGGAGTGATCGGGATGATGCCGGTCACTTTCCTTTTGAGCGCGCTGATGATCGCCGGGCCGTTCGCCTTGTCCTCGATGAGCTTTCGGGTGATCCGCGGGTACTTCCTCGCGGCCGCTACGAACTGCTCGAGCGACTTCACAAAGTCCCAGCGTCCCCGGAACTGGTCGACGAGGTAGAAAGCGCCGTCCTTTCGTCCCCACACCTGCCCGACCACGAAGTCGGATGTCGCGGACTCTTTAAAAGTCATATCCCACGAGATAACGGCCGCGTCGAAGCGCTCCGGGAGCTTGTCCCAGTGCTGAATCCAGTCGGACTTGAAGAGCCCACCGCCGCGCGGCATCGGTCTCTGCTGAAGCTGGCCGGCCGTCGCGAAAGAGCCCATCGTTCGCTCCATCTCGGAGACTTGCGCTTCGGAGAAGCGCTCCGGGAAGAGTAGCTCTCCGTCCTCAGTGCGCGGGTCCGTGAAGCCGATGCATGTCGCGCACCGGCGCTCCGGCTCGAAGCGCATTGGGAGCATCAGGTGCTCATAGCCCAGCTGGCGGCTCAGGATGATCCCGGCCGTATCGCGCTCGTGCAACCTTTGCATGATGACGATGATCGCCGAGTCCTGGTTGTTCACACGGGACGGAACGGCCTCTAGGAAGGTCTGCTCCGCAGCGGAGAGCGCGGCTTCTGAAAAGGCGTCGTCTACGCTCAGCGGGTCGTCGATGATGATGCGGTCGCCTCGAGAGCCAGTGAGGCTTCGGAAAGCCATAGACTCACGAAAGCCAGTAGCCGTGTTTTCGAACTTCTTCTTTGCGTTCTGGTCGCCGCACAGTTCGACGCTCCATCGCTCCTGATACCAATCGGAGGAGATCAAGCGTCGACACTTCAGGTTGTCTCGGATTGCGAGGTCTTCCTTATGCGCAGTTGTCAGATATCGCAGAGAAGGATTTCCGCCTGCGCCCCATTCCCAAGCAGGAAAGAAGACGCCAGTGAGCAGTGATTTCATCATGCCCGGCGGAACGTTCATCAGAAGGCGCTTGATCTGGCCGTTATGCACTGCCTCGAGATGCTCGCACATTGCATCGAGCGCCCACCCCCACTTGATCGGTGTAGCAGGCTCGAGCACGTGCCATGCCATCTTGCAGAACTCGGACAGGCTGCGCCGCGCAATCTCCTGATCAAGTTCGATCAGTGTCGGGAGTCTCGTCATACAGCAACTCTCTTGCGGCCTTGAGCTTTTCCATGTCGATCGTGGAAAGATCAGGCGTGTCGCTCTGAATCTTCACGGTCTTGCGATCGCCGTAGCGCGAATCATCACGCCACGAAATCTGGCGAGCCTTCTCCTGCATCAGCACCTTGAAGGCTTCAACAGTTCCCTTCGGAAAGTCATCGCCGTTCAGCAATCGCATCTGCAGTTCATTGTTCAAATTTGCTTGAAGCTCAAGCAATTCATCGTTGAACTTCTCGGCGCTTGCTTCGCGCGCGCGCGGACTGAATGCAAAACTCTGGATTGGTGTCTTTCCATCTGCGAAGAGTTACCGCATCCGGCATGCCAGGCATCTTGCAAATCTGACGCTCTGACTTGCCTTCACGAATCAAATCACAGATTCTCTCCGCAAGCTCCGGCGTATAGGTTGATGGTCTTCCGCCCTTGGAGGCGTTCGGTTTTGATGCCATAGTACCTCCTTTTCTTTTGTGGAACTTCAGGCATCGTCCTACCCCAAAAAGAAAAGGGCCTCTCCGGAGAGAAGCCCTTGTGCTCAGGACCCGGAACCAGTGAAGCAAAGTGAAAAGCTGGTTCGGTCCTGGTTTGATTTTAGGCAATCGACAGCTGAAGCCTATGGCCGAGTGACCGAAGAGTGGCCTCAATACGGTCGATCTTCGTAGGATGGCGAACGTCGAGAATCCGCGTCACTTCAGGAAGCTTCAGTTCGGCCTTCTTAGCGAGTTCGACGCGAGAAACACCATCGCGCGCCATCGCATTTGAAAGCAGAATTTTTGCAACCTGATTTGCGCTCAGATGAACAACATATTCACCGGGAAGCGCAGGTGACGCCTCCGGAATAAGTTCTCCATCTTTAATACGGAACTCGACACAATCCTCGACGGCATAACGGGCCCAATTTTCAAGAGGCTCGCCATCCACGGAATATGACAGAAGTTCGGGCAGATCCCGGCAACGAACAATCTCAGTGCCGTCCTTAAGCTTTTCAAAGCGGCATGGAAAATCGAAATTTGACATTTGTCAGACATACGATCATGCGGCAAGCCCCGCCGGCTAAGGCGGGGTGTGTTTTATTTCTTAGAGACTTCCTTCAGGCCAAGATCGCGAATGATGTCCTTGCGGATATTTTCATTCATCTCTGCGCCAGGGTGTCGAGGCATGGTTTGCGTTTTTGGGTTCCCCGGGACTCTCAGGCGAAGGTGCCTGGTTCCGTGGGTGACCTCAACGCCTCTCGACTTAAGCCACCGAAGAAATTCACTTTGCTTCATGATCTCCTCTATTGGTTGAACATGTGAATATTCTACCATGAGGTTAGCATTTTTGCAAATATTATTTATTTCGTGAATGTCAAATCAAGCATCAAAAAAGCCCGGTCTCTTCAGATCGGGCTTCGCGTTCCTTCCGGGTACGACTCGGCTCCCGTTCGGGAGCTCTCCTCTAAATAGCGCCGGATGGCCTAAGTAGGTATTCAACAGTGATACCGGAATATTAAGGCGCATCGTCGTTCTTGTCAAAGCGTTCCTCGACAATTCCTTGAAACTTTCGCACGATGGCCTCGAGCTGAGAGACGAAGAATCGCCGGGAGTTCACGCGGAGAATGCGCTGACAGACCATGAGGGACTTTCCGCAGGCATAGCGCAGGCGGAGCACTTCCTTTTCCTTCCCGGTCAACCAGGGCCCGGCGTAGGCGGCATTCAGCCTCGCGGCGTCGATCTGATCGGGAGGGCTGCTTTCTCCAGATAGGGCCGAAGGTTCCTCAGAATCTGCGGGCGCACCATGTTGCAGGCGCAGTTCGTCCATCACTGAAGCGATTGAAGACCGCCCGACCGGACGTGAAGAGCGGCAGGCTCTTCCCCAATTCGTCAGGCGGCGTTCGAAGTATGGATCGATCATGAAAGCTCCTCGATGTATGCGGTGACTGAAGGGGTTTCGGCATAGGTCTTAGAGGCGGACACCTCGACGACTTGGGCATCGTCCTTCCACGCGATCCCGTTGAGGCCGTCGCAGATGGCCTTCAGGATGTTGTCGGTGTCGGGCTTCTTGGCGGGGCGCTCACTGCCCATGAGGCATGCGGCGCGGCGCTTTGCCGAGTAGGAGGCGGGGATTGGGAAGGAGGCGACGATGGTGAGGCGGACGGGCCCGGACATGATGGGGGTGCCGGACATGGCGAGCTTGCCCATCATGCCGATGAGGGTTTCGTAGGCGCGCGTGGCCTTCGGGGTGAAGACGACGCCCGTGCGGGTATGGCGAGGGCGCTCCTTGCCGCGTGGAGCGCCGGGGATGACTACTTTAACCACGGAGCTTCCTCTTTTCACGTTCACGGAGTTCGGCTGCTGTGAAGCCAGCCGGGGCCCATGCCTTGATCTGATCGAGGCGGAAGGTGAGGCCGTAGAGGTCTGAGAAGACCGTGAAGCCTCGGCGTTCACCGTAGAAGCGATCCCACTGACCTCCCTTGAGGATGAAGAAAAGGGCTTGGCACTCGGGCGGGTAGGTGTCGAGGTTTTCGAGGTCGAGTTCGATGAAGCGCATGGCGGAACTGGCGGGGACGGGGATGAGTTTTTCAGCTTTCTTCAGCGTCATTTCTTGGCCTTTGATTGAAGTTCTTTGCGCCATTGATCGAAAGCGGCGCGGAGGATTCGGACGGTTTCATAGCGGCGCTCGATGCGCTCGGTGTCGGGCTCGGGGTCGAAGTTCGGGCAGCAGTCTTTGGACTCGACTGAGCGGAAGCGCTTGTATCCGCTGATCTCCCCGGGGAGAGAGCAGTAGACGAGGCCTCTGGCGAGCATCCCCCACTGGCCTCTGTGGAGGCGAAGCGGATCGCCTTTCGGCAGCGGCTCGAGCGGTGCGCAGTTGCGGCATCGGAGGCACTCACTCATGTCGCTCCCTCAGGATGAAGGCCGTCCGGATGATCCACCGTGAGAAGGCGTGGATGAAGCGTTTGTATATTCCGGTGGCAGGATTCATCAGAACACCTCCTCGGGCTTCAGGTTTTTGAGGGCAGAGCGCTTGCGGAAGTCCGACCAGGTGCATTTGATGGGGTAAAGAACCTGATTGAAGCGCGAGGCGATACGCTCAGCGCCTGCGGCATCGAAGTCAGCGGCGACGAGGTTTGTCGTGACGATGGTGGGGAGTCGGTTCGCAGTACGCAGGTCGATGATCTGCTGCAGTCGATCTTTGCGGGCGTCGGTCCATGCGCTCGTTCCCACTTCGTCGATGACGAGGCAGGAAGTTGAAGCGAGCCACTGGCGAATCTTCCAGAGCGGCTGATCGAGCTTCGCCGCGTAGGCGGGCGTGTAAAGGTCGAAGTACTCGCTTGCCGGGATGAAGAATCCGGGAGCCTTGCGCGCCGCGAGGTCGGTGAGGATGGCCTTAGCGAGGTGCGTTTTGCCGGTTCCTGTGAACCCAAGGAAAAGGATTCCGGCCTCGGGGTGAGACTCATCAAGGAAGCGCGTCATGAGGCGTTCGGAGAAGCGCTTCGAGATGGCGAGCGCCTTGGCCTGATCCTTTTCGGCCGCGTCGAGCTGAAAGTTCGAGAAGGTTTCTGCAGACGGTTGACGAAGCCATGAGAGACAGCGGGCCAGAGAGGCGTGAATGTCGCTGAAGCATACACGGAGTTCATCTGCCTTTAGATCGCGCTCGGACTTTTTGGGAAGTGCTCGCGGAGGCGGGTTTGCGACTCGCACGGCCTCGATCTTCGTGAAGATCGGCTGCAGTGCTTGCTTTGAAAATGCTTTTTGAAGTTCAGGCATGGGGTTCACCAGTTGTAATCGTCAGCAGTTCTTTGGTGGAGAGGTTTCGGCTTTGGCTTTTGGTCGGGGTGCCACTTGAGTTCGTTTGAGCACCACGTTCGGAAACCGGCGGGCCAGATGACAAGTCTTCTGTCGTGAGCAAGGGCGTGATTGACGAACGTTGAGAAGACCCGCTGAGGGTCACCGATACCGGCCTTTTCGGCGATCTGTCGGTAGTCGTCGGGGATCAGGGCCTCTGCATCGAAAGGGCACCGCGTAGCGGGCTTTTTGCGCGGCGTGGTAGTCCTGTGCTTCGGAGCTTCGGCCTTCACTGTGTTGGGTTTTGAACCCACGTCGATCTGAGCGTCCGCGAATAGGCTTGCGATCTCCTCGTCGGACATCTCAGGTGGTTGCGTCTGCGAAGCGGACGCGCATATAACTTCTCGTTCTTTCTGGTTCACTTCTGGTTCTTTCTGGTTTATGCCCCCATTTTGGGGGTGACCCCTTTCCAAATTGGGGGTGACCCCTTGGACGTTTTGGGGGTGACCCTTTTCCAAATTGGGGGTAACGTCCGTTTTGGGGGTAACGTCCGAAATGTCGGTAACCCTCACGGCATTCGAATCGCCGGGGACGAAGCCGACTAAGACATAGGAGTTGCGCCATCCTCCTTCCTGCCCGGCGGACGTTTGCCGCGTATAGGGAACGCGCTTGGACTCGATGTATCCAAGAGTGCGCAGGCGTGCAAGCGCCCTTTCCACGCGCTTGACGGTGCACGGATCGTCCTTTGCGCTGAAATATTCAGCGATTGTTTCTCGCGTCGGATCGCAACGGCCCGACTGATCGTTCATGCAGTCTGCGAGATAGGCGAGGACTGCTTGAGCGAAACCTCCGGCGCGCCGATGAACCAGCACGAAGTTTCTTGCGCGGCTTCCCATGAAGAACTCACCGATAGCTATTCACTTAAAAAGCGGGTTAAGTTCGCTTCTCGGGATCCCCGTCGCGAGGTTTACGGCCGGGACATGCCTTGCCGGCACGTACCCCAGCTTTATCCAAAAGGCAACCGCCTGTCTGGAGACTTCCGGGGTACATACCTTTGCCAGAGCTTTCTGACTCCCCAGTTTTTCCACCGCCCTCTGTACGGCATTAGAGCTTTTTTCTGTCATAGCGTTTTGCTTTATAGCAAGTTGTTTTAGCTTTAAAGCAAAGTATAGCGCAAGATTAACTTGCTTGCGAGGTACGCAAGTTTTCCTGACACTAGCGCTATGGAGGATTTATGCCGAGCAACTTACAGACCATCCTGAATGCAAAGGGGCTTACTCACGCACAGGTCGCGGAGGCTCTCGGGGTCACGCGGCAAGCGGTTCAGAGGTGGGCAACTAAAGGGAATCCTCGCCTTGAAAAGCTCTCAAAATTGGCGGACTTTTTAGGCGTAACTCCCGGACAAATCACCGGCGATGAAAGCTACGACCAACCAGCATATATGCCGGCCGTTAACTCTTCTGCAGTGCCATCCCGAGCGGGGTGGACGGTAGTTCCGGTTCTTGATGCATACGGGGCGTGCGGGGCTGGTTCGCCGGCATATCAAGCCAATAATGTCGGTGCGATGCAGTTTTCTGATGAATTCTTAAGATCACTGCCCGGCGTACACGGTATTCGCGAAGGTCAATTCGAGATCATTAGCGCCGCAGGCGACAGCATGGAGCCAACTATCAGCAGGGGCGGATTGGTACTTGTGGACACGCATCAGACTGAAGCACGCGGAGATGGAATTTACGTATTTATCAACGGTGAGGATGTATTCATTAAGCGTGTGCAGATCAATTTCAACAGATCATTGACGCTTATCTCTGACAATCCCGCCTATCCACCGACCACATTGACCAGAGATGAATTAGAGGGAGCTCATATACATGGACGCGTGATTTTTGTTTTTAACGGCTTCCGCACGTAACCCTCTTCAACCCGACTTGGCCCGCCATAGAGCGGGCCTTTTTTTTGACTTCGGTCAAAATAAACTTGCCTTTATCACGGCTTACAGGCAAGTTTAACTTGCTTTTCATTGCTTGCACGTGTAAAGTTTGTTTTGTCGAGAGAGCAAAAAGCTTTTTCGAATGCAAACTCCCTCCCCCGGCCGGAAGCCGGGTGGGGCAAGCGACGGTGAAGAGCCGGAGCCGGAAGGAATCGAGGCAGTGCAGCCTACCTAGCAGAAGACGCCGAAAAGGGGCGTTGGGTCGATCCTTCCAGACACGCCCCCGACCTGGTGCTGAGCCTGCTTTCCGAAGCCCTCAGCACCCGGACGGGGAGGCCAATTGAAGCGCTTTCTTTTGAGAGCGCTTCTGTGGGCCTTTCTTAGGAGGATTTATGAAGGTAGACATCGAAGACGGCCGCCTTATCGTTACACCGATCACAGAAGAAGATGCTCGGATCATCTATGCGCTGGCGGCCGCCTATGCCGCATTCGATGCGGTTTGCTATCCGATCATGGGCGAAGCAGTTCGTTGCACCGAGGGCGATAGTGCTCAATCAAGCGACGTTCTACAACGTCGAGCACCAGAAGAGTGACTTGCGTGCAGACGGCTATCTTCTCACGCTGGGAGGAAGCAGGCCAACTTCAGCCCATTCTCAAGAGCGGGCTGAGGTGGGCTTTTCGTATAATGGATCACAGAGACACACGAGGACACGACGTGACACTTACTGACAATCAAAAACGGGCTATGATCAAACGCGTAGCCGACGCCTTGGAGAAATTAGGCGTAGCTGGTCTGGCTGTCGGGATTTTCCAGGGGAACGTCGTTGGGGCGGTCTGCGGAATCGCCTTCATCGGGGTGTCTCTCGCCCTTACTTACTATCTGGAGCGCTAACTATGTCTGCCGCATGGATTGTTTATATCGTAGGCGGTTGCGTCTTAGCCGCCTTTGGCTTCTACCTACTTCGCGGTCTTCCCCCGAAGCATCGGCACTAATCGCTGACACGAACAATCAGGCCCTCGCATCGAAAGGTGCGGGGGCTTTTTCATGCTCTCCTATGAGAGCCCAGCTTCAGGCCGCTTCCCCGGCATTTATTCCAAGAATGCCGCGCCCCTATGCAAGGCACGCTCCGGGAGGCGGCTTGAACCTGAATTTTGATCTTGACATGAAAGGGAGTAATTAAATGAAAATTAGCGAAAGAGATAAGGATTGGTTTGTGGACTACATCCTTTCTCAGGGCTTTGCCCACAAACCGACCAGCAACCCTATAAAGCTAGCGAAGCGTTATGTAAAAACGCTCAAATACCTTAACAGAGTAACGAAAAAGACTATTTCGAAGAAAGCTCGGAAGTAACGACATCAATTAGGACTTTGATTATTCTTGCGCGCTCCTTCATTTTCTGAATAACGAATTCTTTAGGGGGATCGTTGAAGCAATTGACTTCAGAAAGCTTCAATGACCCTGATTCGAGCATGGCAAGAACGATCTTTTCAGCAAGTTCGCGAGTTTCCATAAAACACCTCATGGGTATGTTGTTCAAACGTCAACTGGGGAAGCTGACCATTGAATAATCTCCCCGTGAGGTGTTTTTTGCAAAATTGACAGCGCCTTGAGATTCGTGCACAATGTTCGTGCCCCGTGAAAGCGACGGGGACGGGCGTCGAAACCCGACTGATCTCAAGGCGCAAGAAAGCCGCCGACCGTTGGAAGCGGCTTTTTTTCTTAGGTGCCCAATTTTGGGCTTCTAGAGAAAATCACAGACTTGCGTGAAAGTCTCCTTTATGGGAGAGGCTCGCGGGCACCTTCGGGTGGCCGATACCTTGAGATCGGTTTTCGACCCCGCGATGCCTCGCCCACCACCGTCGAAAGTGGGAGCGAGGTTCTTAAACCTCTCAAGGAGACAAGCATGAACGCTGTCAAAACGCGCACCACTGCGCCCGCTATCACTGTCTGCAACGGCCTTGCTACCGTCCTTACGACGAACATCTCGGAAGTCTTTGAAAAGAATCATCGTCACGTCCTTCGCGACGTCGAAGACATTATCCAGCGCACGCCGGAAGATCGTCGCGGGAACTTCATCCCCGTAGAGCTTGAGCGCCCTTCCAACCTCGGAAAGGGCATCGTGAAGTACAAGGCGTATGCCCTCACGAAAGCAGGCTTCACTTTCCTCGCCATGGGCTTTACCGGCGAGAAAGCAGATAAGTTCAAGTGGGCGTATATCGATGAGTTCGATCGCATGGAAAAGGCGCTCTCAGGCGAGAGCGGCCCCGACTTCATTGACGAGGCCCAACAGCGCGAGATTCAGAAGGCAGTAGGCCGCCGCGCATCAGGAGCGCCGAAGAACTTCCGCGTGATCTACTCCGCCCTCAAGGACCATTTCCGCATCCCGCGGTACACCTGCCTGCAGAAGAAGGACTTCGAAGCCGCACTCGCTTTCATCCAGACAGTGCCCGTCAAAACCCGCGCTGAGTGGGTCAAACACGAACAGGAAGAATGCAAGCGCATCGAAAGCACCACTTACAAGGATGAACCGATCCCGCCGAAGGTCTACACCGTGAGAGCTGACTTCATGGAGAAGCTTCTTTCTCTCGTCTACACGTGGCGCTACCTCCACCGCGCAAACCTCGAGCGCTATGTCGACTTCCTCCGGAGCGTTGATTCTCCTTACGCTGCATCCATGTGGGAAGCCGTTCACGACTTCAACTGGCTGAGCCTTGAAGCCTCTCTCGACAAGATCGGATACCGCGTCAAGGAGCTCCCTTGCTACAAACACTGGCTGAGCCATCAGCCCGCGTAACTGACAATCATCTCTAACTACAAAGCCTCGACGCTGAAAAGCGCCGGGGCTTTTCTTTTGCGAGAAAGACATGAGCACCTACAAAACCCTCGTGGACTTCCGGCAGTTCAACCACGCCGACATGTGGGAGGTCTGCAAGGGCTTCCGCAGCGTCATTCACCGCGCGAACTACACGGCCGACGTGGAACTAACGGCACTTCTTCGCGGGCACCTTCAGCAGCTCCTCGACATTGACGAGGACATTGAAGACCGCGAGGGCTTTGCCTTCGCCGCGGGTGTCTCGCTTGCTCACCAGATGAGAGGACGGAAATGAGCAAGTTCACCGAATTTCTGCTCGACACGCTGACGGGACGCCCGGCCAAGGGCTTCAGCCGCATCGAACTGAACGCCGAGCGCCGCGCGCAGCTTGCCGCAATCCCGATCGGCATCGGCAGTGCGGTCATCCTCTTCGGGCTCAATGAACTTTTTTGGCGATTCCTCGCCTACTGCGCTGCGCGCTAAGGAGCACACATGCTTACCGATACAGAAACGGCCCGCGAGCTTGTTTCGGACTTGCGGAACAAGTTGCTTTACAACTGTTGGGGAGCCCCCTGCCTCTACATGGATTGGAAGGAAGTCTCAAGAGAGATCGAAAGGAGACTCGGCGATGATCTGAGCCTGGTGCACATAATCGCCTTAGGCGCGTGCTTTGGAATCGACCCGCGAAAGGAATCCGACTGCATCGAGACGCTCGCAGCGTTTTGCAAGTCCGTAGCGCTCGAGTCGCAGCGCATCATCGGATACAAGGAGAGCGCAGCATGATCCCCGCACACCCGCACAAAATTCCCGCAAGGCCCGTCTCTCAAGGCGGGCTTTTTGCTTTCCTGAAATACCTGCTGGAAAGGTGGTTCAAATGAACGCAACCGCTACCGCTAGCGACTTCGCCCCCCAGAAGGGCAAAAGCTACCTCCTCTCGGTCTCTCCGGACTTCTTCGATCCGGACGACGAGCAGAAAGCAAAAGAGGTGTGGGAAGCAGAACGTGCTTCGGCCCACACCCCTCTCACAGGTCAAGACGAAGACGACATCGAGCGCATGCGAAAAGAGTTCGATGAAGTCTTCGCGTTTTAACCACACGGAGAATCATACATGAGCTACGGAACGCTTGTTTTGGGCGAAAGTGGGTCAGGCAAGACTTGCTCCCTTCGCAATATCGATCCAACCAAAACGCTAATCATCCAACCGGTCAAAAAACCGCTTCCTTTCAGGTCAACTGGCTGGAAGTTTGTTCAGCTCGGAACTAAAAAAGTTGTCGAGAACAAGCGAGAGCGAGAAGAGCTCACACGCCTGAGTGGCGGCAACATCCTCTGCACGTCCAACGTCCCCTTCATCCTTCAGTCCATGAAGGAGACCTCAAAGGAGATCATCGTCATCGACGATTGGCAGTACTTCCTATCCTTCAGAATGATGGAGTTGCGGAACGTCGGAGGCTATGACAAGTGGAATCAGATCGGCGGCTGCGGGTTCGATCTCGCCAAGACCGCTTCAGAGCTCGACGATGCAAAACGCGTCTATCTCCTTGCGCACACGGTGGTCAAGGATGGCGTGACGCGCATCAAAACGATCGGGCAGATGCTGGACGAAAAGATCGTCATTGAAGGGATGTTCACAACCGTCCTTCGAACAGCGGTCGATCAGGGCAGGTACCTCTTTCGCACTCACAACTCAGGCTTCGACACCGTGAAATCTCCTCTTGGGATGTTCGAAGAAGACGAGATCGACAACGACCTTGCAGAGGTCGACAAGGCCATCTGCGAGTACTACGGAATTTCAACACCCGCCGAAGAATCGGCAAAGGAATCTAAATGATCATCGGAACTATCAAGGCCGACAAGGTATCTGCCATCAGGAGCGAAACCCCGGCCCGCATCTTTGAAACTGGGGCTTACAAAGGAAAGATCCTGCAGGCAGAGCAGTACGAAACGAAGAACGGAGCCGCGATGCTCCGGTTTTACTTCAAATCGAATGATGGAGCCACGGCGTGGCTCTCGCTTTGCATCGTCAAAAGCGACGGCGAAGAGGCTTTTGGTATGGGTATCTTCCAGTCCATGCTTTTTTGCTCCAAAACCGAGTCGGTCGAATGGGTCGAAGGCAAGGTACGCACCATGAAAGGCGAGATCGTGAAGGGCTATCGCGGAAAGGCGATCGAAGGAAAGCCAATCGGCCTCGTCCTTGAAGCAGAGCCCCGCGAATACCTCTATCTAGGGGAGGTAAAGATCGCCAACGACATGACGATCCGACGCGCATTCGATCCGGCCACCGGTCGAACCGCTAAGGAGATCGATTCGGGCGCGACTGAAGCCACGGCTATCCCCGCGCTTCTTAAGAACCTGAAGGAGCATCCTAAGGCGGTGCGCAAGCTTGACGGAGGAACGCAGGCACAGACCTCCAGCGCAGCTTCTATGCCGCCTGATCCGCCAGTCGATGACGACATGCCCTTCTAACAACCATTCAGCCCCGGTCAACCACCGGGGCTTTTTTGCGAGCACTCAAAATGAAAATTTACGAAATCCCCGGCGCGCTGCGCGAACTTCTCGACCGCCTCGACGCCGATCCCGATACGGGTGAGGTCGATGGCGAAGCCCTTGCCGCCTACGCGGAGTACACCACCGCAGCAGCTGAAAAGCTCGAAGGGACGGCTTGCTACTGCCGCGAACTCAAGGCCGAAGCCGAAGCTATCAAGGCTGAAGAAGAGCGTCTTGCAAAGCGCCGTAAGGCACTGGAGAACAAGTCCGAGCGCCTGAAGGCCTACATGATGCCCGCGCTCGAAGCTATGGGCGGAAAGGTCAAAGGCGTCATGGTGTCTCTTCGCATCGGCACGACGCAAGCCGTCAAGGTGCTCGACCTTGAGGCCCTTCCCGAAGCCTTCAGGCGCATCAAGACGACGATCGATCCGGACAAAGTAGCGCTGAAGAAGGCGCTCAAGGACGGCGAGACCATCCCCGGAGCGGCGCTCGAAGAACGCCAGTCCGTGGTGATCTCGTAAGTAAAGACAAGCTCATCACGCAAATCGTTCGATTGGCCTCTTCGAGTTGCTTAAATAGATTCGTCCATTGTCTTCAAACACATCCCCCAACAAAATGCGAAGAATCACCTCCATTTTGCGCACTTCTGTGCTCACAATGATTTTTCCATTTCTGACTGAGTTCAGGTTGAGAATTTCATCGTATTTCTGAAAAGTAGCCAGCCTTCTTTCGAGAGGGGCGTCCTGCTCTTTTAGTAGCCATACCAAGCGAGCCACCTTCATCGAATCAAGCGCTTGGACTTTGTCTGCACTATCTTGATCGAAGATTGGCTGTCGGAAGAAGGTTGTAATGGTCGTCTTGTCCGCTCCGGGCGCATACTGATCAGAAAACCCCGGAAGGACCGCGCGGATGTTCTGAACACTTTTAAAACGCAATCTTTTTGACTCGAGGTCATAGACCCCTGAAAGCGACGATGCAATAGTGAATGCGGACTCTTCGATTTTTCTGACTGAGTCGCTGCAACCGAAACCAAACCAACGATCGCGCTTAGCGAGATAAGAATTGGTGAAGCGCTGAATTAGCACCAGATTAGGTAATTGTGGCGCTCGGAACAATAGAGCACGGCATTCGCTTAAGGAATCCGTGTTTTTCAGTACATCGCTACAGTTACCATTAATGATTTCCTGAAACGACGCGAATGTTCCATCGGCATCAACATAGTCGCTGATGGAAAAGCATTCGTCTGATTCCACCTTGTAACGACCGTCGAATTCAACTTCGCTTAGCTCTGAAAACTCTTCGTATTGGCTTCTGACAACGGCGCTTATATCATTGGCCGCATCAGACATGAGTTTGAGACGCCGAACGCAGGTCGACACCCCACGAAAAGAGGCTCCAGAGACAAACAGAGATTCCGCGTTATCCATCATTTCAATCCATACAAGCAGTTATCCGAAATACTTGAAGCTTCCGTCAATCGCAACGGCCTAAGGCTGGGATTTTTGATCAACACCGTCACAGTAGTGCCGTCTGGTCGCGTGGCCTCAAAAAAGCGCATTCCACAAATTCGCAGCAATGGGGAAAAAGCAATCGTCATTGACGCCCACGAGAGGATCAACAACAAGATCCCGCCAAGCAACCACCCCGTCGGCTCTTGGCGATCTCCCTGGATCATGAACAAAGGAAGAACATATGGCAGATAGGCCAACAGGCTATCTGTGCCCAGCTCTTTGACGCTTGTTAGCTTCACGGGGAGTCGATCCAACTTCGTCGCGACCCACCCGAGGTAGATCAGGATTATTTGCCCAAGAGCATAGTTGAACACCACTGCGCACAAAACGAATACCAGCTGCGCGTTCAGGTGAGCTTCTAAGAAATGAGAGACCACATCAGGCAACAGGCTCAGCAGCCAATCCGAGTACAAATAGCTGAACGTGATGCTCAACGGGAACACGGTAGCCAACGAAATAAGAGATCGATAAAGATTATTCATGGCAAGACTCCCCTCGCGACGTTTGTCGCAAGCTCCTTTTCCATTTTGACACAGCGCCTAAGATCGGGCAGAATATCCCTGCCCCGTGAAAGCGACGGGGACGGGATTGGCGTCCCGAATCGAATGGCGCTCAAAGAAGCCGCCGACCGTTGGAAGCGGCTTTTTTTATTGTCTGAGCGCAAGGGTGTACCCAAAATGGGGACACCCTTTGCAAGCCTCCAGTTTTATGGCGGGGCTTGCGGGCTCCTTCGGGAGGCCGGAACCATTCGACCGGTACGCCAACCCGCAAGTCCTGCCGCCACGATTGGCGTCGTAGCGCAGGTTCAAAACCTATCGAATGGAGGCTTCCATGCAAGCCATTACTTTCTCATTTGAGAATTCCAACGTCCGCACTGCCGGTACGCCTGAATGCCCACTTTTCGTTGCCACCGATGTGGCGAGCGTGCTTGGGTATTCCAACATCCGCAAAGCTATCTACGCGCACGTTGATGAAGAAGACCGCATTAAGGCCGAAATTGATACCGATGGCGGCCGTCAGACCGTCAACTGCGTCAACGAGTCCGGCCTCTACGCTCTGATCTTCGGCTCCAAGCTCGAATCTGCCAAGCGCTTCAAGCGTTGGGTTACGTCCGAAGTTCTTCCCGCCATTCGCAAGAACGGCCATTATGAAGTGGCCACGGCATCGAACACGCTTTCCAGTGAAGAGCAATACGAGATTCGCAAGGCTGTGAAATCCCGCGCAAAGAATAGCTCGATTCACTACCAAACGATCTACAACGCCCTATACGACTACTTCAAGATCGCGAGCTACAAAGACCTGCGCCACGATCAGATGAAAGCTGCACTCGCGCTCATCGAAACCTGCACGCTTAAGCCGCAGCTTCCGGCGCCGACAATCCCCGAGGGATCGATCGTGATCGACGAGGCTATGGCCGAGAAAATCGTTGTCTTTATCTATTACTGGCGATATCTCTTTCGCGAGGATCTGGAGCTCTTTTTAGCGCTCTTGCGCCGCGTGAAATCCCCTCATGCATCCCACTTTTGGGACGCAGTCCATGATTTGGGACTTGGCTTTATGGAAGATGCTCTAGCCAAGCAGGGATACTCGGTGAAAGATCTCTCGTGCTACCAACACTGGGCTTCGCAACAGCCCAAGCGCTTAACCGCGTAATCACCTAATTTTCTTAATAGGCCTCGGCACTCACCTGCCGGGGCCTTTCTTTTTTCCGAGAACGACATGACGTTGAAAAAACTTCTCGGCCACAACGAACGTACTGGGTTCAGCGATACCGCAATCATCTTCTGCGCCTTTCTGACTGGCGCCGGTATCAGCGCTCTCGGTATCTCACTCTGCCTGCTCATGCAGTGGGCAGTTCTTAATGGTTACGTACTTTTTTAGGAGTTCAGCCAATGAACGTCAAAGTCATCACCACCGCGCTGCAACACTTAGTTGGCGGCGCCGCTTTGAATGTTGCTCTGGGCGCAAGACTCGAATTAGCGACCCAAGAAGCAATCGCAGCCCGCGGACGTGAGGCAATTATCGTTTACCAATGGTACAGCCGCTGCGTCAAAGATCCTTCACTTGAGGATTTTGAATCGTGGCTAAGTAAAAAAATCAGCAAGACCAAGGAATTCAACCAACTCGTTCAGGATTGGCACAATTTCTACAAGTCCCGCGGGGCGTAATGAGGAGCCTGCATGATGAGTATTCCCTCCCACCCACATCGGCGCCCTAAGCACGAATTGAGTCGTGATGCACGTAGAGCAATCAAAACGCGGTCAGCACGTGCAAAGAAAGCTAGAAAAGCTGCGCAGCCGCCGACGCATTCAAAGACCTTCATCGCTCGCATCCTCGCTTTCTTTCAAAGGAATGCCGCATGAAGCCCGTCTACTTCTTCGGCACTCGCGCCAAGGAACTGGCCAAGAGACTTCACCCAGTGACGAACACTCGCTGCTTGGATCTCTGGACTGACGGCGCCGAACACTATTACCTGAGAACTATGCGTGCCTGCGGCAATCGGTGGCGACTTCACTCCTTCCTTCTATTGCCTGATTGGCGCATCAAAGCTAAGAACAACCATGCTCAGAAACCTCATCACCTGGATTCTCTTTGCCTTCATCGGAGCGCACCGTGACTAATCGGATTGAATGGCTTAAGGCTCGACAAAAAGGTATCGGTGGATCTGATGTTGCTGCAATTCTCGGTATCAATCCATACCGCACTCCTCTTGACATCTACAGAGAGAAGACCACAGAAATCACCGAGGACCGAGCACCTAGCGAGGCTGCTTACTGGGGGACTCAACTTGAGAGCATCGTGGCTCAAGAATTTTCAAAACGAACTGGATTCATGATTCAGCGCGTCTACCACCAGCTTGCTTCTAACCTCGATCACTACATAGGTACTAGCACTCCAACTCAGTGGGCGCTAGCAAACATCGACAGAGCAGTGATCAATCACCGGATTTCTGCCGATGTTCGCCTCACAAATCCTGCGTCAATCTGGAACGTCCAAAAATTGATGCTGACAACAGACACCTTGCTCGAATGCAAGACTGCGAATGCCTTGATGGCTGAACACTGGGGACTTTCGCAAGAAGCAGAGATCATCAAGAGGGAGATCACCTCCAAACACAAGATCCCGCTCTATTACGAAACACAAGTTCAGTGGTACATGGCAGTCACTGCCGCAAAGCTTTGTTATGTCGCTGTATTGATCGGCGGCCAAGACTTTCGCATCTACGCAGTCGACCGGAATGAATCGATCATTCAAATGATCGCTACTCGGTGCTTCGACTTTTGGATGAAGCATGTCCGAGCAGGCGTACCCCCAGAACCAATCATTGATGATGACGTCAAAAACCTCCTTCAGAAATATTTAGACGTCTGATCGTACCGCTTTTCCTGCCCTGCACTCTGAGGCGAACGTAATGACTTCCTAGGGTGTAGGGCAGGAAGCTATACGGAGATTTTTAAAGTGAGTAGCAACTACCCCCTCTCATCGTTGAGAACCCTAACGCAGTATGCAAAAGACGCTGAGACAAGCCAGTCTGATGCATTGCGTGAATACATGTACGCAATGCTGTTGGTGACGGAATTTAGTGTCTTGCAAATGAAAGCTGCGGTGCGAGGAAAAAAGACTGCCGATACTGGCCTCTGGACGATCCTTGCAGAGATGCTCACTCGAATGGCGATCTTCATCCATGAAGGAGATCACCGGCGTGAGGTTTCACGAAAGAGCTGCGCACGTTCTATCGCAATCGCTGCAACCGAGCTCTATCGGCGTGAGCTTGATAGAAAGCGCGGAAACAAGAAGAAACCTGAGCTTTGAAGAAATAGTCGGAGAAGAACGATGGACTTTAATGAACTCACCATCGACGAACTGAGAGAACAAGGAAGCAGGCTACGTTTGTGCCTGCCTTACTCGGACATCGAGGTATGTAGAGAACGGGCTGAAGAACTGATCGAAGAAGGCGAAGCCCTTCAAAACACCATTGCATTCATCGTGTTAATTGAAAGACGAATCAAAGAGCTCGAAGATGAGGGCACTGAAAGCTCATCTTGCTGCTACGAACAAAAGGAGATCACAAAATGAGAGCTAGGAATACTACTGACATATCTCCCATTGGGGTATTGATGCTTGATGTCAAACAAGTAGCAGCCTCCTGTGGGATCGGAACATCAACCGTCTGGAAACTAGTAAAGCTGGGCACCTTCCCGCGACCGGTTTACTTTGGTCCTAAGGTTGCTCGATTCAAAGCTGAAGACATCCAAAAGTGGGTTGCAAACCTTGAACCCGCCACCACTCCACTGATAGGCAACCATACGGAGCAAGTGAAAGAAACTGCGTAAGCAAAACCCCGCTCAGCGTCGTGCTGGCGGGGTTATTGCGGTTAAACTACAGGGACTCTAACCTTAAACGGCCAAGCCTTGTAGCCATAATCAGAAGCTCGCATTAACTTCCCTGTACGCCAATGACGATAAACAGTGCAAAACACGAGCTTCATTACGCCCTTTCGGGCCTTCTTCGTGGGATGAGCCATATGGCAAATCTCCACGAGCGAGCTATGAGCTTGACATCGTTCTCCACCGAACTCATAATGATGGAGTCTTGAAACCGACATCAATGGGTGACTCGCTCGCGACCACCCTCCAGGCGTTGAAGAATTGCAATTTCTTCAACGCCTTTCTCATATCCGTTTTAATTGCTTTAATCTGATTCTCGCTGCCTCAAACGAAACTCCGAATCTTTCTGTTAGTTCTTCAGGCAAAATCAAACCCTCTGCTTCAATGATGGCAAACGGCATCAAGAGCTCACCAGCAAAAGTATTGGCCTGCCACTCCGAGTCCTCATATGCCTTGTGCTCTTGCGACTCTTCTCGACTGAAAGATCGTTCATGTCCCAAAATCAGATGCCCGAATTCGTGCCAGAATGTAAACATTGAACGTGTTCGAGTTCCTAAAATGCACGCCTCATAATCACAATCTCGAAGACGAATGCATTTGTCTTCAGGAATGTACACAGCTTCAACACCTCTAGCAAGGCGAGGATCGTCGTTTGGCACAACGTCGAGAGTTCCGCTATAAAGCAACTCTTCGAGAATCTGCCCCATGGCGTTTTTCGGGTCACCCACTACCTCTCGAACATGCTCTGCGATTTGTCGGATGTTTAGGATCGATCGCGGAGGAACTTTATAACCCCGACAGAAATTCATTCACGCCCCCTTTGCTTTGATCCAGCCAAAAGCTGGGCAAATTCTTCAAGCTTTTCTTGTGACATATCTACGCGGGCAAAACCTGCAACAAGGAATTGTTGAGCTGTCGACAGGCCTTCAAGAGACACTGATCGATTTGAAACGTCTGCCGCCTCATGAAGACCTGAAATAGTCATCCCCCGTGTAGCGAAGAATTTTTCAACCTTCTCGAGAAAATTCGGAGATATTTTCTTCGAACCAACTTCCGTAGCACTGAGATACGAAGGAGCAACACCAATGCTTCGAGCCATATCGAGCATGGTGACACCAGCATCTATCCGACCTTTTCGGACAAGCTTGCCATACTCACTAATCTTCATCTTGTTTTCCTCTTTGAATCAGCGAATTCACTGATTAGGTGAAATCATATCACTTTTGGAGTTATTGCCAACATTGCACAACAATATTTTCCCCAAGCGTCATAAACCTCTCTCATGTCGCCCAACGCCTGTTCACGGTCATAGGCGCATTGGTACGATTCATTGCGGTGATCGAGACAGCTTTCCCGCAGGTCACGGGAGAAGGACTTATGGCCGTAGCCCTTCGCGTCCTTCGCCCACGTGTTGAACGTGGCCCGCGCTAGACCGTGAAGGGTGACAATCCTCGGCTTACCGTCCTTCGCCTTTTGCTCCGGATCGACCCACCCTATGCCATCCTTCGCGCGCTGCCTGTCGTGCATTCTCTTCAGTAACGAGCGAACCGCATCGAGCGAGAAGGGCGACATGTTCCCCTGATTGATATTCGGGAAGATGAAGTTGCGGCCTTCGCCCGGAAAGCGCGGCGCGGTGTCCAGAAGACTTTTCGCCGGAGCGCAGAGCGGCGTTTTCCGGTCAAAAGGAATCTTGTCTGACTTCATTTTCATCCGCTCGCGCGGGATGACGTGGAACCACTGTCCCTCATCGTCCTGCTGAATCTCATCCCACGTGGCCTCTCTGGCGGTTGAATTGCGGGCCGACGTGAGAATGGCGAAGGCCAGACAGCGCGCAGACTGACTGCGCGGCACGAGCTTCATCAGCTCAGCAAAGAAAGCCGGCATGCGCTTAGGCGGCAGCGCGGGCTCATGGCCGCCCTCGGGACGAGCGAGGGACAGCATATCGCCGAGCTTCCCTCCGGCCACACGGGCCGGATTCATCATTACGGGAATCATCTCCTGCCGCATTGCCCAGTCGTAGGCATTACGCATATCGCTCAGAATCCTCTCCGGCGTATCGATCATGGTGCGCCACTTCTCCCCCAACTCGTCGTATAGAAGCTCAGCAGTCACGTCCTTCGCCGGCATCGAAAGAAAGTCCGGCGAGAAGTGGTTGTTGCAGTACCCATCCCATACGCGCTCCTTCGGCTTGCGAGCGTTCTTCCATCTCCCCCGCTCCTCATTGAACCGAATCCACCCGTAGACCATCTCCCGCACGGTCAGAACGGCCGGCGCGGGCCCCTCAGCCTGAAGCGACATGCGCAGCGCCTTTCGCTCGGCAACCGGATCAATCCCCGCCTTAATCTTTTCGCGCCACTCGGCCGCAGTCTTGAAAGCCTCGGACAAAGAGACTTTCGGATATTGCCCGATCTGGTACGCCTTTCCCGTCGCACGTTCACGAAGCAAAAAGTACTTTGCCGTGCTCCCGTCGCCCAGAGTGCGCACGCGCACCTCAAGGCCGGGAACGACGCCGCAGGAGCAACCTTTCGTCAGGCTCCGCAGGCGCTTTTCTGTCATCCTCTCTGCAACTCTGGGCAT